GTGCCCGCCGCTGTCCACCGCCGCCGCCGCAATCGATAGCTCCGCGCCATCCTCGCGCCGCAGCGGCGTCGTCAGCAGGCGGTCTAGGTCAGCCCAGAGCGCCGGCGCGGACGGATCGCCGTGGATCACATGCCACCCGAGCGACCAACTCTCCTCGTCCCGCCCCCAGCCGACGATCTCCACTTCGAGGCGGTTGTCCTGCACATCGACGCCAGCCGTCAACACCAGAACATCGGCTGGTGCGTCGGACCATTCCTCGCGGCGGTCCATCAGACCGGTGTCATCGATGCGCTCGCCTGCGTCTTCCCAAGTCTCGCCCAGGCTGGTGTTCGTCCAGGCCTTCAATGTCTCGGGAGATTTCTTGGCCTCGATGAACGCCTGCGCGATTTCGCCGATCCTGGACCATGGCGAGTACAATTCCGACAGATGGAACCCCGCGACGCTGTTCGTCGGGGCTTCGGCGCGCCATTCGCCCTTTTTTATCGCGGCCCACCGCTCGACATCGGTCCATTCGCATCCACACGCCACGCAATGGATCGCCGCGCGGTGCGGCTCTGTCGGCGGCCAGCGTACAGATGACCACCGCAGCACCTGATGCTCGTCGCAATGCGGACAGGGCACCCAATATCGCCGCTGGTCGCTCGCTTCGAACGCCATTTCGATGCGAGAGCCGCCTTTAACGGTCGGCGTCGAGGTCAAAACCAGCTTTCGGTTCCAAAATGTGGCGCTTCTCTTGCGCGCCAGCGTCACCGGGTCGCCTTCGGTGCCCGCCGACGCCGGATATCGGTCTACCTCGTCACAAAGTACGACCCGAATTGGCCTCGATGCGAGCGACGCGGGGCTGTTTGCGCCGCAGATCGTCAGATGTCCGCCGGGAAAGCTCTTGTGCAGCAACGTGTTGCCGCTATCGCGCGATCTGGCGTCCTTGATCTTGCCCCGAAGCGCCGGCGTATCCCGCAACATCGGCGCAAGTCGGTCTTTCGACCATGCTTCACCGAGCTCAAGCGTCGGCATCAGCACCAAAACCGGCGCTGGATCCTGCGCGACATGGAACCCGATGACGTTGTTCACAATCTCGGTCTTGCCAACCTGGGCGCTCGACATCACGACGATGGTGTCGATGCGCGGGTCGCTGATCGCGTCCATGATCCCGCGCTGATATTCCGCTCGGGAGGTGATCCAGACGCCGGGTTCGGCGCTAGCCTCCGGGCTCAGACGCCGGAACTGGTCAGCCCACTCGCTGACCGTCAGCCTGGGCGGGGCTTTCAGCGCCGCCTGACGGATCGCTCGCACTCGCGGCCTCAATACCTGCCGCGATTTCTCCAGCATCTCGAGCGAGTTCATCAAGCGCCTCTGTGATGCCGCGCTCGATCAGGTCGCGGCAGGTGATTTCGTCGGCCTCGATGGCGACCATCGGGGCCAGTTTTCCCGGCAATGCCAGCAGCTTGGAGCGCACCGCGCCATATTCCTCGGCCACGACGTTCTCAACGGACGAGATATCGATCAGCTCGCCGCGCATTCGGTCGCGCTGCATCTCGGCGATCTCGGCTTCGGCGGCCAACTTGCGGCTGCGCGCTTCGTCGGCGTCGGCTGGAGCCTTGGCCGGAGCCAACTTCGCCAGCACATCCGTCAGCCGGTAGAAGACCGACCGGCCGTCTTTGCCGATGGGCGTCAGATCGGCGCAGGCTGCGGCGATGGTGCGGCGGTCGCGATCAAGCTCGACGGAAAGAGCCGAAATGCTCCAACCCCTTGGAACCATTGCCATTTTGGTGGTACCACCTAAAGTTGCTGGCGCTAGAAAACCATCGCGGTCCGAATTACCCGAAACGCTGATCGCTCAAAAGGGACCCGTCTGGCACGCTTCTTGCCCTACCTTGCCCTTGCTGGGTATAGGGCCATGCCCTGGGCCAGCATCCGAGGCCATGCCTCGACCGCCGCCTGCTGGCCGACCTCGTAGAAGCGGAAGATCCTGCGATACGTCGCGCGCGTCGCGAACGCCATGACCATCTCGACCTTGCCCGACCGCGCGTCGCGCCGGTAGATGCCCGGCGGCAGACCGCCACGGCGCTTCGACACGGCGAAAAACTGCTCGCCGGCCCGCCTCACACTGGCCCGCCGCTTCTTACGGTCGGTGGGCAAGTTCGCGCGATATCCCTGCTCACCGAACGCCCGCAGCTGCGAGAGGATGCGGACAATCATCGGGCCGGGGATGTTGCCGTTGTAGTCGATGCCAGCGAACCTGCGAGCAGGCGCGGCATACTGGCTGGGCTGCATGATCCCGGCGGCGATCAGAGCACGTTCAAACCGCTTGTGCCGCCGCTGCCCACCAGCCTCCAGGAACCGCAGGTATACGCCCGCTGGCGTGCCCTTAGAGCCGAATTCTCGGTATGCCACGGTAGCTTCTGGCTTGGCCTTCGTCGCCGGGCTGGTCCGCAGGCTATTTAGCGTCCAGGGCCGGGGCGAGTCGAGCACTCGCCGCATTTCAGATCGGATCGCATCCTCGGCGACCTTGGCCGACTTTGTCAGCGCCCAGACCGCCGCAAAGGGGATCTTGCGCTGCTGGTCAGCGAAGAAGCGGGCGACTTCATGCGCGTTTGACCCGACCTTTGTCTGGATCATCGCGCACCTCTTCCGATTGCCCACATCATAGGCCCAGCCCTCCCGGCGTCAAGCCCATTCGCGCGCGAGAATATCCAGCGCCTCCCGGAGCATAACCGACGCCCTCCCGCTGCGTTGATGATGAATTTTGTCCCATGCTCCGAGAGCCTGCCCAAGGCCTAGGATGTCGATGGCAATCGAGGCCAGCGGCCCGCGCCCGCCGAGGCGCTCCAGCGCAGCCGCCACCGCCCGCCCTGCGTCCACCCGGCGCTGGATGCCGCCGTCGCCACCTCCGCCGCCCGGAGCCCGGTCGAGCGGCGCGGCACCTATGCCGGCGAGCCCGGCTATCTCGTAGAGCGCCCTGAACCGCTCGCCTGCCGCCCTCTGCCCGGCGTCGATGGTGCCGGATCGTTCCATGGCGGCGAGCGTGTCCACGACCCGCCACGGCCGGGACGGCCTGCCTTCGGCGTCGGTGTACGCCTTCCCGCCGCCGCGCTCGGTGCGCTCGGGCTCGGCCACTTCTATCCCGTGCTCGGCGTGCTGCACTCGCTCCAAAGTCGGCGGGATGACCGGCTCGGTAGGATCGACGCCGGGGCGGGTTTTCCGGGCGCTGGGGCGGGGTTGGCGTGTGGGGCTAGGCATTGGGCGGGGGCTCCTCTCATCCAGCCATCGTGGGCGGCAGATCGTCGCCGCGATCCCAGTCTACAGGCGGCGACCTGATCGCCGTCACCTCGGCACCTGGGAACACCGCCTTGGCCGCGCTGACCGCCTCCGCGCGGTGCAAAGCGACCCGGACCAGTTCGTCCAAGGTCCACACCTCAAGGTTGCGGCCATCGGCCGCCACCGCATGGGCCTCGGCCGCCGTCCGCACGACCGAGATGACCCGGCCGTCGTGCGCCGCCTCCCAAACCACCGGCTCGATGGGCTGCGCCCCGGCAGCGGTCGCCGCTGCGTCCAGCGCCGCTACCGCTCGCCGGGTGGCAGCGCCGTGGCGCTGGATTCCGCCGAGGTCGTTGCTCTCGACCGCCCGGCAGTAGGCCAGCCACTGGCGGTCCCACCGTGCCCGTAGGTCGTCGGGGACCAGCAGCCGAAGGCGGTCCACGCCCCACCGGCGCTCGGCGGCGACGATCACCGCATCAACGCCGTCGAGGATGGCTTTGGCGAGGGAGTAGTCAGAAACGCTCTTCATTTTTACCTCCGCCGGTGTCAGCGGGACATATCGGGACACCCCTAAAGGGTTGTGTCCCGATTTGTCCCGGTAGGGGACACGGGACATGTCCCGATTTGTCCCGATTTGTCCCGGTCAACATAGCCACGCCACGTCATCGCTGATTGCGGCGATTTTGCTGCCAATGAGTCTATCCGTGGCCCTCTGAAACGCCTTCTTCTTAGCCTCGGCATCTCCTGTCGAGATGCCGATTTCGTATGCCTTACGACGCCACATTTCGACCGGGACAACCGGGACATTCGGCGGGACATTGCTCCGCGTCGTCCTTGTCCCGCTCTCGGCTAGGCATGCCTCAAGGGCTTGCCTCGCAATCGCCGGCGCACCACTGATGCGACCACGCCGTTCGGGTTCCGGTGGCGCATCAGCCTCGACCGCGACGCAGCTGGTGAGCGGCTTCCCCCGGCGGTTGACCCCGAGCGTGACCACCTCCAACCGGAAGGCCACGTCGTCGCCGCTCTCAAGCTCGCGCTGCTTCGTCGTCCGCATCACCGACACCTCCGCCCCTTCGGCGCGGCTGATCTCGATCTCTGTGTCGGTGGCTGCGCGGAGCAGCGAGTGCCCGCGCGCGCCCTTCGCGGTGTCCTTCCCGCTGTGATGGACGTAGGCCAGATGCGCGCCGGTCTCCTGCCGCACGA